AGAGCATTCGAGGCCAGATCATCTCGATGGATTCCTTTGAGGAGCGCGAGGCGTATCTCAAGAAGGTTATCCGAAGGACGGCCAAGAAGGTGCCCGGAAGCATTGAATCCGGTATCAAGTTCCTACAGGACTTGGAGTAGATTGTGATAGATCCATCGGACTTATGCGAGGATTGAAAAAATGTGGTAGGAGGTGAGCACATTGAGCGAGCGGGATAAGCTGGAAAAACGGTATAAACGGCAGATAGTACGCAAAATGAAATCTATAGGGACTTATAACGCCAGCTTCATGTATACGATCAATGTGCTCGCAAAGGTGTTGGCTGACTACGAGGCAACCACAGAGCGGTTCGAGAGAACCGGCGGACATATGGTGATTAAGCACACCAATAAATCGGGCGCCACAAACATTGTCAAGAATCCCCTGTATCAAGCTATAGAGAAGTTGCGAGACGACATCATAACATACTCGCGGGAGTTGGGGCTAACACCTGCCGGCCTAAAGCGAATTAACAAGGATGGGGCCCAGCCCGATAAACAGTCTCCGCTAGAGCGTGTGCTGATAGAGTTGGGATCTAAATGACGCAACCAAAGCATTATAACGAGGTGCTGCAGTACGCAGACAGCATCCTGTCCGGCGAGAAGCTGGCCTGCAAGGAGACGATCCAGGCCTGTCAGAGATTTAGGGACAACCTGGAGAATCCCGAATATGAGCTCCGGGTCTGGGACCCCGAATTCGTGATAGGGATAATCGAAAACCTGTTTGTCCATGACCAGGGCGAGAGATTAGACGGAACTCCATTAAGGGGAGAGCCGTTTTTGTTAGAGCCATGGCAGAAGTTTATTATTTATAACCTGGTAGGGCTCTATCACAAGGGCACCCAGATTCGAGTATACAAAGAAGCGTTTATATTCATCCCGAGGAAGAACGGAAAGACCCGGCTAATCGCCGCCCTTGCTTGGGCCTTAGCACTGCTTGAGCGGAAGTCCGGCTCCAAGATTTATATCGTGGGCGCAGCATTAAGGCAGGCCCTGCAGTCGTTCAACTTTATCAACTTCAACATCCGACAGATGGGCGAAGAGGATAGCTTCCGAATCCTTGATAACAACCAGGAGCACAGTATCAGCGGAGAGCTGGGAGACGGGAGCATATTCATCGAGGCCCTGGCAGCTAACCCGGACAAACAAGATTCCCTGAACAGTAACATTCAGATCCTTGACGAGCTCCACGCCTATAAGAATGCAACCCAATATAACGTTATCAAAGAGTCTGGCAAAGCGTACACAAACAAGCTGACGCTAGGGATTACTACTGCCGGGGACAATATGAATTCGTTCTGTTATAATCGGCTGAAATACTGCCAGAAGATCCTGGATGGCACTGTCAAAGATGAGCAGTATTTTGTCTTCATCGCAAAAGCGGATGAGGCCGAGGATGGCAGTGTTGACTACACGAGCGCGGTCGAGCACGAGAAAGCCAATCCGAACTATGGCGTGACTATCCGGCCAGACGACATCATGAACGATGCTCTCCAGGCACAGAACGACCCACAGCAGAGGAAAGATTTCCTGGCCAAGTCTCTGAACGTCTACACCAGCTCGATGAAGAGCTATTTCGACGTCGAGGAGTTCCGCAACAGCGACCGACGCTATAACTGGACACTAGAGGAGCTGGCGAATCTACCTATCGATTGGTACGGTGGAGCAGACCTTGCCAAATTACATGACCTGACCGCGGCTGCTCTGTATGGAACGTATGATGATGTTGATGTTGTAATAACTCACGCGTTTTTCCCAATTGTAGCAGCGCATATTAAAGCGGACGAGGACAATATCCCACTCTTTGGCTGGCAGGATGACGGTTGGCTCACTATGACCAATTCTCCTGTTACCGACCACCAGACCGTTGTAAAGTGGTTCATGGGTATGCGCAAGAAGGGTTTTAACATCAAGCAAGTCGGTTTTGACCGCAAATTTGGGCGAGAGTTTTTCTTAGAAATGAGAAAGGCTGGTTTTCGGATAGAGGATACGCCACAGCTCTATCACTATAAGTCCGAGGGGTTTCGACATATTGAAAAGAAGGTGAAGGGAGGTAAACTTTATTACCTCCACAGTGATGCTTATGAATACTGCGTCCAGAACGTCCGCGCTATCGAACAAGTGGACGATGCAGTGAAATATGAGAAAGTACTACCAACACAGAGGATCGACTTATTCGACGCCTCTGTTTTTGCTTGTATGCAAATGCTCAAAAATCTAAGCAAATCAGGGACGGCCAAGAAGTGGCTTGGGGGAGGTGATGAGTAGTTGAAACTACTTGAACGAGTTAGAAACATAGGCAGGACGAGGGCTGACCCGTCTACGCCAAAAGAGCAGGCAATCAGATGGCTATTAACCCATGGGGAGCTACTGGATGATTTGAGTGTGCCAGGCTACCGCAGGCTAAGTGATAGCCCTGAAGTTAAGATGGCTGCTCACAAAATTGCCGATCTGATCTCCTCCATGACAATC